TGTAATTCAATCTCGCTTTGTAGTTGTTCTTCTTGCAACCGCCCTAATTCTCCGGCCTTGCTTTTTACCGTGTCTAAATCGGTAGATATATCTTTTAATGTCCGAAGGTATTGTAACCCTGCATCCTCGCCGGGACCGCCGAAAATATCCGCTATTGCCGTTCCCACACTTTGTGCGCTGTCCGGCAATTCGGCCAACTTTGCGGAAACTTCCTGCATTACCTGAAACGTTGTCTTTGCGCCGGTCTGCAAGTCCTTTTGCACTTGTGTGGATGAAATGCCGATTCCATCAAGCGCGGCGGCGGTTGCCGTTGTCATTTCGCGTAACCGCAAATTAGCCTCCTTTATAGCGTCTACTCCCTTATCAGAGAAAATACCGGCCTTATTGGTTTCGGCTACAATAGCTACAAACTGACTTGCGGATATTCCGGCCTCTTTAAAATACGCAGGATATTCTTTCAACGTATTTAAAAACTCGCCGTTTGCATCCCCACCCGCTATAAAACCGTCTTGTATTAATTGTATTGCTTCGTCTGCTGATATACCGAATTGTTTCGCTAAAGCATTTGCGGAAATAAGCGTTTCTTTGAAATCAGCGTTAAAAGTGTCGGATACTGCTTGCACTTGATTTCGGAACGACTTTAAATCATCGCCGCTTTTTCCCGTAAATTGTTGGGTTAATCTTGTAGCCTCTACTAATCCGGCGTTATAATCGTACCAAAACTTAAACGCCACACCGGCTCCGGCGATTCCGGCTATTGCTAAAAATACGGGATTTGTCATTAAAGACATTAGGGTATTTCCTAAAGCCTTTGCGCCGTCGGACATTGCGGCAAACACCTCCTTACTTTCATTGCCGCCACGGCCTAAAGCTAAAAGACTCTCCCCAAAAGCATTATTAAGCCCTAAAGCCTCTTTTAGCCTATCCGCATACGAAATAATTGCATCGGAAGCCTCCGTATAATTACCAACGTTAAGATTGGTTTTGCCGGTGGACTTCTGATACTCATTCATAGCTTTATATAGTTCGCGGGTTTTTGTTATAAGCCCCTCTTTTGCTTCGGCCTCCTCGCGTTCGGCCTTGGTCATATTGTTAAGGTAGATTTTATTCAATGAATACTGCGCAGACAAACGATTATAACTACCTTCTGCGGACTGATTCAGCTTTATAACAAGTTTGTTTATTTGGTTGGCTTCTGTCTTTGCGAGATTAAGCTCCGCAATTTTTTTAGCCGTTTCACTTTCAGCGAAAGCAAGTTCTTTTTGTGCTCTTGCTAACCGGTCTGCATCGTCCGCGATCTTTTTCGTTTTCTTTCGTCCGTCTTCGGTCGCGCCGGATACCTTTTCTAATTCTTTGGTTAACTGTATTGCTTCCGTCCGGATATTCTTTAATGCGTTCGTATATGTATCCGAAAGTTCATTGAGTTGTTTTATAAGCTCTGTTATTGAATTGTCAGGGCTTACCAAATCGGAGTATTTAATTGCGTCGTTATCTGCCATGATTCTATAATTTTAATTTTGCTCAAATTTTAAATATAAGACGTGTTTTCATTAATAAGGTAGTATCACCCCACAACAAAGATAAAAACGCCCCTATCGCGATTATTTCGCCTTACTTCGGCGTTTTAAGTCTTTGGCCATCTCCTTAATGTATTCAAAAGCGTTATAATATGCCAGTACTGACATATTTTTCGGGTCTGTATGTAAATGCTGCGACAACATTAAGCACATCTTTTCAAACTGTTTATCTTGCTCTATCTCTACACTATCGGAACCGGAAAACGATTTAGGATTAAAGTACGTTATTAACTCTGCCGTTATATCGTCTATTTCCTTTTCTCTCTCTGGCTTGCTTCCACCGTCTATAATGGTTTGTAGTATTAGAACTGTACGCCGCTTTAATTGGTCATAATATTCTTTTACCGTTGCATCATCGAATAAACGGGGGAAATATATTTGCAGTTCCCTATCTATTTTTTTTTTGACCGCTTCGATTGAGGCGGCTAAATCCTTATACGGAACATCGGCGAACATATCCACTATCTTTTTTAACCCCTCATCTGAAAGGTCGTCACATGGTTTGCCGTCTATGCTTTTAACCAATACGGCAAAGGCCAAATTTCGCGGCGATACGCCCGATTGAATAAAGTACACATTTTGGCGTATATTTTCAAGCTCTGTAATAGCCTGCTTTTTGTCATTCTTTGCCAAAAAGGCGGCAATACGCGAAATATGCTTATCAAAATCCGCTATATCCGAACCTATACCGGCATCGACTAAAAGCATTTTATTATACTTGTGGAATCGTGTAACCGGAAGATTTTCTATATCATCGTAAACCTCAATAGTTTTACCGGCTAATTTTAATGTCTTCATAACATTTTACGTGTTAATGCGGTTGAAAATACGGGGATTAAAAGGAAATAACCCTCCCCTAACATTATAGCAAATAAGACGGCGAAAAAACTCCCCGTCCACCATGAGAGGCAGAAATTACACTGAAACATTTCACTAAAGAAATCATTTCCATGTACCTGCACATATTCAATAACACCCCATTTTTGCAAAAGCAAAAGAACAAAAGCGGCGGCAAACGCTACTAATAGCGTTACCACCGAAAACACACCTACAAACAAAAACAAATTTATCATAACTCTATATTATACATGTTTCAGTAACCTCCATAATACCTTCAAATCTGAATCCCCCATAAGGAGCCATTAAAAACTGATTATCCACTTCATCCAACGAAAACCCCCTATATATGTTTTCTGCAAGCTCGTAGATTCTATTTATTTCTATCCGGCCATCCTTTAACCAAAAACCGCCGTTTAAGACATCTAATATATCGCGCTTAATCCTTTCTTTGTTCCTCGTATTGGGGTCATTGAATACCGTGCGATAATCAAACCATACAATAAGGGAAAAAGGGCTTTTTAGCCCTATTGACTGTTTCGGCGTCCAATCTACCGTCTGCGGGTCGTCAATCCAAAAAAAGGAAAAGTTCCCTATTTCTGCATCAGGCGTTACTTCCTGATATTCATTCCCACCTATATAAATATTCGGTGTATATATCTTCTTTTGGTTTGCGCCGTATTTAACAAGCCTTTCCGCACGTCCGAAAGCCTTATCTAACCACCCCAAATTTTCCGTTAATCCGGTCTGAATGTTATTAATAACAACGTCTAATAATTCGGGTGCCTTAATTATTGGCGCTCTTGTATTATTTCCCATATATGTACTCCTTTGTTTTAGCTTTTAATTCGGGATATATATACTCCCAAATCAATATGATTTTATTTTCTTCCGTAAGTCCTAATATTTGCCGCCTGTAACGCTGTATTAAATCCTCTGTTTTCCAATCTGCCGCCTTTATCGTGAATTGTTGCGTATCGGCTTCCACATAAAAGGACTGCTCAAAGTAGCCCTCATCTCGCAATGTTACGCGGTTGTACGGTTGGCCTTTTTCCTTTTTAATTTCAATCGTTAAGGGGCTATAAGGTGCGTAATCCATGATATTCACGCCTAAGCGGTTTATACCCTGTTCATATAATTGGTCTTCGGAGTTCATATATGTTATTATGTACTCGTTTTCCAATATTATAGACTGAATCAACCGCCCAGACTGGAGTAACTCGTTAAACTCTGTCACACGTTGGCGCAAATTATCAATTAGTTTCATACGGCCTTATATCTCACCCCTCTATTATTGCAGGACAAACAAACGCGGTCCAACCCTTGCGTATCTAATTTTAATGCCTCATAGGCTTTTTTCAACTGATACCCCAAACCGCCCGGGCGAACCCCAGACGTATTCCCATCAAGTTCATACAGAATATCTGTACGCGTCGCATTTGATTGGTACCGATTAACTCGTACATTAGGATTCATGGCTAAAGCGCGTAAAGCTATTACGGCTACTTGCTTTTGTATTACATCTTGGAATATCTGCCGTTGTGATATAATGAAGTCCGTCAAATCACAACCGACCGTTATTTCACAGTTTAACCCATAATTCTGCGTGTTGGTGTACATTGTATATGCTATATCCCATAATTCCGGATATTCCGCGAATGTTTCCGGCGCATTGTACATAAACGGCGTAACTTGCAAATATTTCGTTAACTCTCGCCATACTTCCACCGACCCAATATTACAAGTTCCGCAAGGCTCACGGCTCCAATCTTTAGAAACGTTTATCGCTTCCATCCCTTGCGGTAATTCGTCCTGATTATAACAAAGGAACCAACTGCCACCGGAATTATTATCTTTGCTAATATACGGTAAAAAGCAGTCTTCCAAAGTAAACCATTGAAAGCCGCCGTTTTTAACCTGAAAATCTAAATCAAAAGTTTTTATCGGGTCTATTTGGGAAGAGTGGAAAAGATACATTTTTACTATGCCCGTTCCGCCGGTCATTTGCAACCCGATTTTTTCTATTTTGGCAGTCACACCTAAAGCCCGAACCGGAACGATTTCGAAGCCTACCAATTTATGTGTATTTTGCAACGTTGCGCGAATACGGCCTGCACCATCAAAGAAAGTGCGTCTTTCTAATAGATTGCGCGTTTCCTTATCAAGCTGTTTTATTTGGGTAAATGTTTGTATCGCCGTTGCAATACCATTACGCGTCAATCTCTCCAAAAAATCCGATAATATATTATAGGGCTTCCAAAATAATACACTCTCGCCGGGTATCTCATTTGTATTATTATCCCTTATTGATTCCCAATATAATTTATCGTCATTCCCGTTAAGGTCATACTGCACAATGGTACCGGCAGAATATGTTTCCCTACTATTCCATTCCGGATATTGATACCCCCAATCATCCGGCATTATCGCACGCATTGTGTCTAACGTTAAAAGAGGGTGCGCCCCCTGAAACATTAAACCGCTTTCGCTTTGCGTTAAATCCGAATCTATCGCCTCCTTTGGGTTGTATGATTGCTCCCACCCACATACATGTAATAACGCGTCTTGTATTTCTTTTATACGGTACATGATACCTCCATTATATTTAATACGTCCTGAATATCGCTTTCTGTTATCTCGCTATCTTTCGTAAACAATGAAACTGCACCCATATAGGAGTATGAATCACGATGAATATATAATATTTGTTCTTCCGGTAAATCGTCCTTGTTTATCATGAATATTTCCTTGTTTTCCGCTTTTATATAACAAGTTAATTCTTGGTCGTTTATAACAAAACAAATCGTATATATACCTCCATTGTCAACAGTAGTTGCATAACTATTACCTACTTTTATATACGCACTAGAATCATCACTAGGTTGAATAGTTATTTTTCTTGCTACCTGTATAAACTTAGAAGTTGTATTTTTATCCCAATGAATACAAACCCTTACCGCCCATATAAAATAAGAACTTGCAGGACGCTCCTCTAAAGTTATATGATTCCCATACATATAATAATCATCCGAAAAGAACGGTTTTAACTGTTCCCCCTCGAGAAGATATTCTATGTCGTTAGCCTGCTCTATATATAGTTGAAGATACTTAGTTTCTCCCTCAAAGTAATTTAAATAGCCTATTCTATAACCACCCGTAGTATATGCCTTATGGAAATGTTCCGTTATCGCCTCATTTGTTGTATATCCTTCTTTATAAGGAGCCGATAAAAACGAATCTTTAGCCCATGATGGCTTCTCTACAAACGGCGGTTTCTTATCAGTCTTAATAATAACCGGATTTTCTTTAGTATTTATGATTCTTACTTTCATAACAAAAGGATAAAATCCGGAGGCTTTAAACCTCCGGATATTGTTTATAAATTAACTACTCTGCGGCCTTTGTGAAAACGGGGGCTTCGTTCGTGTTAGTGATTTGGATATCAATCGCACCACCATCGGCACCCAAGTTCGTAACATATACCGGCATGCCTAATGGCTGGTCTACCGGACGGGCGGCAATTTCGGCCTTTATAATCGGGTTTGCTACCGTTGCAGCATCGCTGTTATAAGCTACCAAGAAAGCCACATCTACACTAAAGCCGAAATATTCCTTAACGGCACACGTCAAATCGGCAGTAGCATCGCCAGCGATTTGCGACTGATCACCGACCGCCGTATAATAGTGTGAACCGACCGGAAGATTAATATACGGCAAACGTACAACATCCCATTCATGGAAATTAGCGCGTGTCCGGCGTAACGCTTCACGGTCTACGCGAGTAAGTACGCCTACATTTCCATCGGCAACAGCGTAGAACGTTCCGTTTTTGCCTTCTTCGTTCGTTACGTTGTTTGTGTAGTGCAATACTTTGTTGTCGTACTCCATACGCTTGTTGACATCGTTATATACGCCGTGTTGTGCAAGTTTGCGTACAAGTGAATCTACACCGGCATTCCCGATAATGTGGATATATTCGGGGTAACAGTTTGCACGCATAATCGGGTTAATGTCGCCCAAAATCTCCGTGGCCATTTGCGTAGGCACTTCGATTGTGTTTCCTGTAACCGTATAATTAAGCTTGTCTTTAAACACTTGCGTCTTTCCGGCTTCCAATGATGCAACGGCTGCCTTATCCAAAGCATCAGCAAGTGCACGCGTTGTCTTTTCCATCTTACGGAAGAAATCGTGCTCATAGCTGATTTCGTTGTTCATATAAGCCGCCGGAACCATAGTAAATCCGATTGCGTATGTCGCCCAAACGATGGTATAAAGCGATGAAGTGTTTTCATCGTCTTGAATAACGCAGGAGCGAACGTTAGACACTTGTACATTTCCATCGTAATCAATTACGGGGATTTGTACGGTATTGCCAATAGAAGCGAATGCACGCTCACGCAATTTAGGCGAAATTATAGAGGTCGCCGAATCGGTTTGCTCTATAAAGAAATCAAGTGCGCCATACTCGCAGGGGCGGGTCATATTCCTATCAAATTCAGGGTTTTCTACCCGCCAATTTTGTAATCTTGTTGCTACTAAACTCATAATACTACTTTTTTTAATTGTTATCTAATAGGGTTGACCCGTTACCCTTGTTTACTTTTTATGCCGTTTCCGGTAATGAAGAGATATTATTATCTTTCCAGGCTTGCGTCATAGCCGCGTCAAAATCAGCCGAACCAATAGTTAAACCTTGTGCTAAAAGATGGTTTGTGATAGCCTCATACGCTTCATTACGGCTTTTGGCTCCTCTCACATCTAATACGGTCTGATTTCCCGTTCCACCCGTACCGCCATGAGTGCCACCACCACCGGCCTGCCGTCCTTCGTCTAAAACGCCCATAGTTTTCAACTCTTTTTGTAACAAGTCAGAGGCTCCAAACGGGTTTAATTGATTGTTAGGGTTTCGCATAATGGCTCCGGTTTCGTCCTTAAACGCCAAAATTTTGCCGCCCTTGCCATCGTCGATATATTCGGGATTCATGCCCTTTATTTTTTCCGTGGCTTGCTGCAAAATTACGCGTGTAACGGCTTCCGGAAGTCCGGCTTTAAACTTAATACCGCCTGCGGCAGTTTGTAACTCGCTATCGATTTTAATCGCAAACAGTTCCTTTTTGTGCGCCTCTTGAATATCCGTGTACTTTGTATTCAATTCGTTGTACTGTGTAGTAATGTTTGCTAAATCGGCTTTTGCTTGTTTTAAAGCCTTTGCGGTTTCGGCATCTGCTGCCCCATCTGCAATCGCTTTTTCAAGTCGCTTCTTTTCTTTTGTCAATGCGTCAATTTGCGATTTATAACCCGTTGCGGCTTCGGCATCGGCTTTCATTGCTGACATGACACGCTTTGCGTAGTCGTATGTCTTTTCCGTCCCGTTCTTTGCGATTCCGGATACGGTCAGAATGTCATTATCTAAAGCCCCGTATATTTCACCGGTTTTTTTCGCTATCACACTATTTTCGTCATTTTCCGACAAAGTTATGATAGCTTTAATTTGTTCTTCGGTTAATCCCGATAACTGTGCGTTTGCCGCTAAAATCTCTCTTGTTAACATAATCTTTCCCTTTGATTTAATTAAGTTCTATTGTTCCCGGCATACCAGTATTAACGTCCATGATTGCAACAGAATACTTCGGGGATTCTGCCGCAGTAGTGTCTACCATATAGCCCAATACTTTACCGTGATTAACTTTGTTTGCTGCTTCTGTCGATACTACAATAACATCGGTAATTGTTCCCACCTTGATGCAATCAATAAGCTTTTGTTTTGTAGTTGCGTCCATCGCTGCTAAAGCTCCGGTAATCTCGATAATCAAGTTATCTTGCTGTGCAATCTGTGCCATATCACTATAATTTAAAAATTAAACTTCTGTTTTCTCACTGTTTTTAGGCCGGCCAACACGCCGCGCAGCCTCTGTCTTTGCCGCGTTATTGTCTTTTTCCTCTTCTGTCAGTACCTTTTCCGGCTCTTCTTCCGGCTCTTCTTCCGGCTCTTTTAATTTGCCTTCGGCCTTTAGTTCCTCCAATATTTGCGCTCTAATCGCTTGTCTTTCGGCCTCTTTTTCGGCTTCTGCTTTGGCTCGTTCTTCAGCGGCAATTCGTTCCCTATTGGCCTTTACAAATTGGTTAGGGTCGTGTAAAATATCAACGGTGTAGCCCTGTTTGCGGAGGTTGTGTAGTCCGAACGTCTCAAAGAATTTCTTTCCGAACACTTGGATACGCGGTTTTGATAGCCTTTCGCCGGTCTCCGGATTGAATTTCTTAATTTCGATTCTACAATGATACATGTTTCTTTCTTTTGCCGGACAAATAAAGTTTTCAGGCGTTACCTCCAATATCCCTACGTCCTTAATTCGTCCCGTTTCTGTTTTCACTTGCATAGTCGTACATCTTTTTAGTTATTATATCTATTTTCTTACTAAACGGTATTAAGCTCCCAAATTCCAATACGTTTGTATTCTCACGTTCAAAGCGTCGTACAAAGTTAGCAAAATTTAGTTTAACCCTTAAATCATCTTCGCTAATAAGTTGTTTTTCAAACAGTGTTAACGCTTCCTCACGTGTTAAATGCCTATACGGCTCCAATTCCGACAAAATAAGCATCCTTTGTAACTGTAAGGGGTCATTCCTATACTCTGTTTCGATTATCTGATTTTGTAAAGCGTCTAACTCGCCTTCGCTCGCTCCGCTTTCCTTTGCCACCTTATAACGTTCCCTTAGTTCTGTGACATCATACAGATAAAATTCAGTACCTAAATTTACCTTTGCAGAAACAAACATATTTCCATAACGTAACCGGCATACCGTTTCATCAACAAACTGCTGCGCAGCCTCAAAACCTTTCTTTATCCGGTTTAAGATGGTGCTTTGGCTTTCAAAATTAGCCCTTATTTGCTGTTCGTTCAATGCCTCGCGGGTCGTTATTTCCTCATTTGTGCCAACAATAGCAGTAATTATATTCGTTCGGAGTCTCTCATCCTCACTTACGTTATAATCTAAGCTATTACGGTCAACTGTCAGAATCTGCACGGGGTTTCTTAAATCCGGTTGGTTTTCGCCGTCCGGTATTGGTATCTCTACAAAAGAACCGGCACCTGCTATATGCTTATCGCCACATTTCGGGCAACGCATTAATAAACCGGCCATATCTAATTTGTAGTGGCCTTGTTTGTCCTTCAAAAAACCACCGTCGCAATAGTCTCCGCTTTGGTCGTCCACAAAATCACAGTTTTGCTCATAGCCTGAATATATCGGATATGACCCGTATAAGTCTAAATGTCGCTTAGATATGTGGAAGAAAAGGTACCAATCTAAAGCCTCTAATTCCTTTGTTAACGGCGAAATCTTTATATCGGGGTCTGCTAAGTTTATAGATTCATTCCAAAAGAAACGAGCCGGGCAATACCCCAAATCATGCGCATTTTCAATTATCAAAGTTCCGATATTATTGTTTTTCCCTTCAAACACTCTATATCTTTCATCATCAATAACCGCAATACGTTCCCCCTCCTGCCTGAATATAATCCATTTCATTAGGCCGGTCGAGGCATCGACTTCATACGTAATAACATCGGCAATAGGCAACCAATAGAAATAAGGCGTAGGATACCCCGAAGCATTCTTTTCGGCAGGCATGTCTACAATAAGGACGCTATTTATTTCAGTCTTGAAAAATTCCCATCCTTTCCCCGACCAAATTTCCGGCTCATGCAGAACTTCCTGACGATAATACTCCCAGTCGTCTCGCTGTTCAGTATTCATAAACTGATAGTTAAACGCAGGGTTTCGCCCGTCAAAGATTCTGCTTAGCTTATCAAAACAAATTCCCGTTATCTCGTTAGTTTTAACGGGATAACGGAATAATGTTTTAAATATCTTGAATTTATCCTTCGGTATAAGGTTTTGGACAAAAGCCAAAAAGTCAGTAACGGGACCGCATAGATTAGGCGTTAACGCAGTTTGTGCGTGGAACCTTATACGGCTTTGATGGAATAACGCCCTATTGATTACTTGGCGTTTCTTCTGCTCTGTTATCTGCTTTTTTATCTCGCTTATGTCTAATCCCATTTTCCTTAGTAAATTCAAAGGTTGAATCTTTCGGAAGCTCCCATCCGCCATTATTAGGCATCATTAAAAGCCTCTCCGCGTGTGTTATCTCAAAATCCTCCGACATGTTATATTTTGGACAACATAACCGGACTTTCGTAGACTTTCCCATTATCCTGCCGGTTTTAGGTCTGTCAAAGGATTAAATTCGGGGGCGATAATTACCAAATCATCCGACCAGTTAGGCAAGAAGCTCCACTGTATCGCGTTGCTGTCTGGGGCTTCCAAGCCGCCTAATGTTTTATCACCGATAAACAAAGCGCGAATAGGAATCGGATAAAATTTCGTTTCTACCGCTGTGTCTTTAATTGCACCGATTGCCCCGTTTTCATCAAACAGAAATACGCCCAAATTATCCGCCCAGCTTTCGCACTGGAGTTCCTTCAAAGCCTTTATGATGTTTTGGGGCGATTTACGGATAACACCGGTAAACGGCGTAACCTCACGGCCGATAATTTCTTCCACACCGCCTAACGTGTCATTGCCACCGCCATAAGTACGAGGCGCTCCACCTTCTGCCGTCGGTGCCTGAATATAGGGCGAAATAGCAATCTTTGTACTATTGTTAGCCGAAATAAAGCCAGTCCACGAAGCAAGCGCCTTAATATCCTTCTTTGGATCTGCTGCGCTATCAAAAGCATTTTTAGTTCCATCGTCTTTTACGAGGCGTTGAAATGCAACCTTTTGAATCTGACCGAAACTTTCTACACACTTTGCAACGGGTATTGTAGGAATCGCCGCTGCTGCTGGACATTCGCAAATCATAAATCAATCTTTTTTTGTTAATACTAATTTGATAAATTCTCCTTTAGGATGTGCCATATACTTCTACATAGGCAAAGGTAAAAAAAAAGCTTTATTTACCTGCATATTAACGACTTAATTTTATATGTTTATCAATTTCGTACCTTTACGCCCCTATTTCCGTGCGCATAAGAGCGCGTATTACCGTTCATTAATTCTTTTTCATATATACCGGTTAATCCGTCCTCTATATCATCATGTGCATTTGCGGAGAAATCCCGTAGAAACGTTGTCACATGATTATATATATCTTTATACCGCGTTTCCCACCCAAAAGGCATAATTATCTGCGCATTAACCATTGCACTATTTGTAATAATCCGGCTTTCTTTGTTTCCACCTTGATAAAAGGCTTCCGTAATTGCGCGTACTTTCTTGGTCACTAACTTTTCAAAACCGGCACCGCCGTTATTACTTTCTATCCATGCCTTTTGCGTCCCATTACGGTTAATCATGGCCGGAATAGTCACAGCCGTTACCTCCGTATTTTCTTGCGTGTATTCCATATCCGTAATGAGAGCGTATAAAATAGGCTCCCATCGCCGGAGCTTTTCATTGAATACCTCGTTTCCGCTCATATATATATCATAACATGCCGAAAATGTGTAATCGTCCCCTTCGTCGGCCACGTCGGTATAATTGCCGGAACGTACATAAGTACCCCAATCTTTTTTCTCTATCCATGTTTTGAATGAATGCTGATATAAGCGACCCTCCGCGCTTCCGGGGTTTCCTTGGTACAAGCACTGAAATTGTACGGGGTCTAAAGCCTTTTGACCCTCTAATTTTAACCGGCTATGTCTATTCTCCCATAAAGCCTCCCCGGGTTGCCGTGGGTCTATCTCTGTGGGGGCACTCGTTTTCAATGCTTCAAAGTTTATACGAACCCATGCGCCCTGCGGTATATTCGAGACATCTTCCCACGTTTTTATATCTATGACCTTTTCTCCGCTTTTTTCGATTCGGCCTATTAAATCATCATCATGCCAACGAGTGAAAACGATTAGTTCCTGCGATTCATTATGTAAACGCGTCCTTACTACTGTCGTGTACCATTTCCACGCCGCATTACGAACTATTGGACTATTCCCTTCCGAATAGTCTTTATATACATCGTCCAATATAGAAATATCCACCGTTTTAGAAGTCAAAGAGCCTCCGCGTCCGACAACGCGAAGACTTCCTTTCTTTCCGACCATCTCTATAACATCGCTATTTCGTAAGTACGTGTTAGCCATTGTAACGACATTAGACCCATTTAGAAACGTATTAGGGAATAATTTTCTATATTCCGGCGTATCGATTATCCTTTGAACGTCTCTATTAAAGTCCCTGGCTATTGTTGCCGCATACGAACCGATACATATTTTTTTATTGGGGTCCAATCCTAATATAAAGGCCGGAGTCTTTCGGCTTGAACCTTCGCTATTATGTGTTGGTACGAAATTCCGACCAACTAAATAAATTCCGTCTTCTACCTGAATACAATTCCCATACGCTTCATGTTTTATAGGCTCTATGCTTATAATAGACCGTCTTCTATTACGTTTAACTACTATTTTTTTTCTCTTTAATTTGGTTGGGTATTCGGTTGAGGGATTGAAGCACAACTGATATACATCTTTTAGCCCAACAATCCCGCTACTTGATTTTTTCGGAGGGAATTTTGTTATTGTAACTCTTTCTCCTAAACTACGCAATATCAAAGCAACTTTTTCTATTATATCTTTTCTTGTATTACTTATTGCAACACGGCCATTTTTATAATATACATACCCGTCCGTATCAATCAAACCGGCAATTATTTGTTTTCTTACCTCTATGGAATTAAATATAAATTCATCCCCGATATGCTTATTATTAATATAATTGTTATTCTTCAGGGCTTTATAAAATTCACTTGAATAGAATACACGTGTTATTACGCCTTTATGCTCATGGAAACTATAAGCATTATTATTAATTATATCAATATCTTTATTGCTTATATGAATACATCCTTTTGAGGTGGAACCATTTCCAATCCATGCACCAAACATATAAGGGTCTATTCCCGTTTCTTTTTCATTGAATTTTATACATATATGAGATTCAACTTGATACTTGTATCGCGAGCCTCTTTTACCGTCACCCCTATATAACTGGCCTTCATGATACATTTGTTTCGTTTCCAATTTTTCCCACTTATGCTTTGAACGATTATATACTACCCATTCATGATTACCGTGGCATTCTATTTTAGAGCCATCAGAAAACGAAACTACATATTCCGACTTTGTTTTCGGTGATACCCATAAAACCTTTTTAGGCATACCGTCTCTCCCGTATACATAGTCCCCTACTTTTAAATCGCCATGTTTAACAAATCCATTAGGAGTTATAACGTCCTCATTATCGGAAATCTCCTTGCCATGCTGAGGAGGCATCTGCACTATCATTTTGCGTATTAACCCGTGCGCAAACATATCCAACAACGTATAATATACTACATGGAAAGGTTCTAATACTAAATCCGGCTGCATATATCTTGCAAAGTTAATTAGACGCTTTCGACCGGCCTCTAATACAAAAAGCTCTGAATTGTCTTTTATTGCAGAATACATCTTTAATAACTCTTCCTTTTTCATTTCTTGTAAAACCTCCCTTTCTTTGTGGTATGTTCCCAAACAGCGGCATAACTAACCCCCATTTCTATGGCCTGCTCCTTAATCGACATTTTGCTATATTTGGGGTTATGGTACTCTTTAGGGTCTATTTGTTTCCTCATAAGCCCTAACGATTTTGCCTTCTGATATATTCCGCGCTTGGTATGACGGGGTATTTTTTTTGAAATCTCATCTATTGTGCTTATCCTGTATTCATCCCGTAATATCTGCACCTCTATTCTTAGCCATGTTTCATGCGTTACGGCTCTTCTCTCCTTTATTTGTTCCATATTTTTACGGTATTAAATATTTTTCATTATATTGATTAATAATTACTTAGTCTCACATAGCTCCGTAGGCGGATAAAAACCGTTTGTTAAATCTTTTTTAGGCTCGAATCTGTAGCATGCGCGCTCACTTCTAACCATATATTCATTTGTGAAATGACATCTTACACAAATCGGCCGGCCTAATAAGTCATAATGTCTATGGTTACCAGTAATCCACTCCCCAAAACGGCATTCTCCGCAATGATACGCCTTCTTATTCTCCGTCTTCTCCTGTTTTCTTATCGCCATTCTTTTCTATCATTAAACGTTCATATTCCGCGTTTTGTAATTTGTCTGCTATGACAAATAACATATCATTCGGTATTACTGAAATATCATATTTCGGGCTACTTGAATCTACCGATACGTTGACATTCGGCAGGTCTACCTTTACCGGAGCATCCAATCCCAACAATTTAGCGCGTCTTTGTTGAACGGACAAAACCAAATCTAAGTAACGCGGATTTCCGGCAAAGGTTTCACTTCTCTCCGTTTTTAGTCCTGATTGCCGTATCTTACTAACTATGCGCTTTTTAGACCTTTCCCACGCGTCCCATAATTCGGCCTCTATTTTATCAAGCTTAGAAAGCTCTTTTGTTATATATAGGTCTATGTTTTCTTCATGCTCACGTTTCCAATTAATCAAAAGCTGCTTTAAATCCTTGTACACTCGCATAGGAGGGATAATAGCGTAATCTAATCCCATTTTTGCGTTGCGCTGGTTTAATAAATCGGCTATTTGTCTATATGAATAGCCCCTCAAAAACAAGTCAGTACAAAATACTAAATCATTCTCGCGTTGTTCGGGGGTACGTCTATACCCATGCCTTAACCGTCTTAGTGGTTTATCTGTTATTTCTGTCATGAGTTGTCCTTTCTTCTGTTTTAATATCCGGTTTATACATACTGCAACAATCCCCTACGCCGTGTAAATCGCCATCTTCCAGACACACGCCATTACCGGCTATATCCTCATATTCCAAATATTTACAGCTTCCGCAGCATACTTCTTTAGGCTTAACGTCTCTATTATATAACGGATCTTTTTCTCGTTTCTCTATCTTATCTTTTGCCATTAAAAGAAGTTGTTTTTGAGTATAGCCGAATAAGTGCGCTATATGATAGATTAATAAATTCACGTCGGCTAATTCATCTATAATATGCGCTAAAGCCTTATAATCCATGCACCCCGTATCCACATACGGAGAAAGAGCTTCTTTTAATTCGTTGTATTCTTCTTCTAACTTTATTGCTCGCTTTCTTACGTCTAAGCCGTATTTCTTATCTAAGTAATCAGGGAACCCCGATATTCCGGATAAGTCCGGATGTTTAAGGCGCGCTTGACGTTCAAAATCTTTTTTAGAAACATTATAGAAACGTTCTTTCCATTCATCATATACTAAATAATCGCCGGTCGGAACCATATACGCGCCTTGTGGTGTCATGAATCTAAAGAACGCCTCTTTATCCGTACTTTCATTCATGATAAATTCGCCGCCGCCGGTGAACTTGTTTAGCCGCAATAGATTCTCCCTATCTACATATACGGCGTAAATATCACGCCCCACGGTACTATAACAAAAATCATCCGATTTATATTCCGGCTCTGCTAACACTGTATCTTTTATCATGATGGTTAACGTATCGCCATCCTCTTTTATATCGAAAAGCTTATCGCCCAACTTTACACGGACTACATTTACCACCGCTTGCACATAACTACGAAGAACATTTTCTATATCGACTTCAACTAATAACAAATCGTTATCAGTTCGTGTAACTACATCTTTATCAAAGATGCTTTTTATCATTGATACGATCTCTTTTTCAGTAGTTTTTAATCTAATCTCTTCCATGTGTATTTTGTTTTATCCAATATGTATTTTTCTTGTCTTTTCTACTAAACGTATCACAGTGAAGGCTAATCGTTGGGCAGTCCTCTGCGGAAATCACACAAACACAGCATCTTTTGCCCTTTCTTTTTAACTCCCGTGAGCATTGCACGCATTTTATTACGTCCCCTTTATAAATGGCACGTTCGCCTACCCTATACTCCTTCCTTGCATCAAATTTCTCCGGCCTGCTTATTCTCATGGTCAAATACACTTTTCATAATATCATAATACCCTTTTTTATCTAAGAAAATACGCTGAGGATACGGTATTATTTCCCCCTCCATAAAGGGTATATTATATATGCCTAATTGCCCCTTTACAGGCACTTCTATAACTTTACGAGGGTTACGCATCTTCCAACCGTAACCGGACTTTATTTCCGCTCGTTTTTTTATTGGAATAAGTGTACATAACCAATCGTCCTCCGTGAAATCCTCAATTCGTTTAACGTCATACAGTTCTACCAAACCCAAAGCCGCACCACTTATCAAATGAGGATATACAGGTTTTGCCGAAGAACATATAAGAAGGTCTCCTCTATAATGCGTGTTTCTACTTCTAACCTCAATACTTTTAATGCCATAATTCACTCCGTCTTCCTGGTAGGCAACCGTTACGAGTTCATTTGCATACGGTTGTTTTACTGTTAACGCCTTATATATATCATAAGATTCATACTCTGCCATAATAAACCTCCTTTCTTAGAATGGTAAATCGTCATTTGGGTTATTACGCTCGTTACTTGGTGCCATTTCCGGCTCCGGTGTAGGCGCCTTATTTCCGTCGCCCTTGGGGGTTAATAATTCCATGCTATAACCATACACCTCCGTAATATATCGGGTTATTCCTTGCGCGTCCTGATAGCTGCGTGTCCTTAACTCGCCTTCTATATACACTTTGGTGCCTTTGTTTATATAGTTATTCGCTACATCGGCCAACCCATTTTGTAATACGATATTATGCCATTCGGTTTTATCAGGTATTACCGTTCCATCTTTCGCAGTATATCCTTTCTTTGTTGTTGCAATACTGAACTGCGCAATCCTACCGCCGTTCTCAAACTGTTTGTAATCCGGCTTCCTTCCGGAATTACCTATTAACATAACCTTATTTAAACTCATAACACAGCAGATATTATAGCATACATGAGGCTATAAACAGCCCATATATATGCGGCAATAGTAAATACACAAAATCCAATAAACGTAACCTTATACGCTGTTCTCGTTTTAATCTTCATATCATTTAAATTTTATACAGTCAAACAAATACTCTTTTTTCATATCAGACCATCCTGCGCGGTCATTTAACGCCCTACGGTCAGCATCATGCACGAACTCACATATAAACCCTCCGGTTTCGATGGGTTTTATTATGCGGACCAATTTACCCACAATTAAAAAACGCTGTTTGTAGTAGCTACTATTTTCACCTACAAAAGCTATCCGGCGAACCGCATTTAATTCAGGCTGTTTTTTGATTTCCGGCCTTTTTCCCTTTTGGGGGTATGTTTGTACCCTTTGAAAATCTCGCTTAACAGACAACCGGGAAATTGCCTCGTAATCGGTTTGTTTTTTTGGAATCCTCATTCTTTATATCTCCATTTATAACCCTTATACGAATTTCCTTTCCCCTTACATACCTTACAAATTGACGTTGCGGAAAAATTTCCCTTCCGGGCGGCTTCTTGTATGCTAACAAACACATTTACAACAATACCGTTTTTTATTTGTTCAACCGCTTTTTCGTTGTGCGGCTTTGCTTTTTTCCCAATCCATTTAGATTTTGTTATCGGGTTATTCTGATTTTCTTTAACTGTAACCCAACGTAAATTATCCGCATGGTTATTTGCTCGGTCACCGTCTATATGGTCGACACATGGTTTGTTTTCTGGGTTCGGAATGAACGCCGCCGCAACTAATCTATGAACACGAAACATTTTACCTATTCCGTTTTTCCATAAACTAATTATTTTATATCCTTTTAAATATGCGCATTTCCTTAAAAACGCATCTTTTTTTAAGGAGCGAACATTGCCATAATTAGAAATTTGATAATGTCCTTTGTAGCCCTCAATATCTTTCCATATTTGCATATTCATTTTTCATTAATTCAATTAATCTAATATTACCGGAATATATACGCATTTTTGTTTTATCTCCATTCTCCCATAACGAATGATGTTCAAAACATAATATATTAATATTTCTTGCATCGTGCGCCATTTCGGGGTATGCTCCACGGGTTAAAATATGGGAACAATAAACTGCGGAATAATTCCATAATGGCTTTAAACATTCTTCGCAATAATGCGGCTTATTCGCCCAAATCCAACGGAAAAACTTTTCATTTGCTTTCATCGTATCAATAACGCCACGCCCGAAAAACTCCTTTTGTATCTCTATGCGTAACCTTATATCCATTTTGAAATGTTTGTAATCTAAGAGAGGATTAAAGCCCCTCTTAGTTACGTAGTCATATTCTTCGCGGTCTCTAATCTGAATCATTTTTAATAATCTTCTTTTGTATCGTCGTCCTCTTCTTTCGGCTCTGTGTCGTCCGCCTGATATGTTTCAGCGTAGGCCTCCGGAGTTGGCTCTCCGTCCTCGCCAAACAATGATAATTGCGCCCGTTTCCCTTTAAACAGGAACAAATAAACTTCGCTTTCGATTTCGGAAAGAATATCTTCCAATTCTTCTTCAAACCCGAAACTAACAGAGCTTAATTTAATGCGTGGACTATTAATGGCCGTTTTCATGTTATTAGAGACGGTATATAACCCCGTAAGAATAACACCTACATTATCATCCTGCCCACTCAAAGACACGCCGCGAACCTCTATATTTTTAAGAACCTCTTCGGCATAATCACGCGCAAACTCCTGCTGTTTTTTGTTAGCCTTGAAATCCGTAGATTCAATAACCGACAAGAACGACGTAATATTAAATATACGTCCCATAATAGGCCGCAAGCGTTCAAAGTATTTGCGCAAATCGGGATGTATATCTTTTGCGCTCTCTACATGATACTTATTAGTGTAGCTTTCATTTCCGGAGACTTCTGTCACCTCATAATGTACATCTAATCCTCCATCTTTTACTAATTTTACCTTTGACAAAACAAAGGATTTCTCATTCGGAATTAACATCACATTTTCTGCCATAATTGTCTTTTTTAAAAATTAAAAATCATTTTCGCCTAATAAGGCTTTAACGTTTGTACTTGTATCATCAACCACCTCCGGCACACTATTTATCGGCGTTAATACCGGCGAGGGGTCATTAAATTCTATTGAACGTTTTACTTTCTTTGTTTTCTTTGTTGGTTTCGTTTCTTTTTCAAATTTGACCCTTAACTGCTCCGGCTCGTATTCCTTTGGCTTCAACTCGATAACGCCTTTATCTACCAATACAGGCACACAACGAACTAACGCCCTTACATCATCTAAAGCATTATGCGCCGGGAATTGCTCGCCGGGGAATAACTTTTCATAAAGTTCAGATAGTTTAGGGAATTTCCCCGGCTTGCCGTTTTCTTTTAATGCTCCTACAAACTTAATGGTTTTCATCATAGTATCAATGCGTTTTCCCTTGAAAAGTGCATCTTCTACGTTTTTACTCTCATAATACTCCTTTCCCATTAAACGGAGAATCATGGCTTTTATTATGGACGTATCAAAGTATATGTTATGACCTATCAGCAAACGAGCCTTTAAACAGTCCTCTATAAATTCGCCTATAATATCTGCGAACCTTACGCCATTCTCTAAAGCTTTTAGCTGAGTAATACCATGTATTGCGATTGATTCTTCCGGAATATTCCAAAATTCAGGATATATAATAAAGCTTCTTTCTTTGCCATTAATTACCCATGCAATTTGCACAATATTAGGGAATGTTTCAAAATCTTCATCCCATTTAGCCCCCTTAGAGGGAATGCCAGTAGTTTCTACATCATAGAAACAAATATTATCTAATACGTTCTTATTCATAAAATAACTCCTTTTGTTGTTCTATATTAATTGTTTTTTTTACATATTCTGCATGCGCCACCCACACACAGCCACATTTAAGGCATTTCAACCGGCTAAACCCGTGGGGCGTGTATTTATATCGTATAATACGCCAACTTTTTAACGGGTAACATTTACGGTGTTTATGGCACTTACAGAACATTTTAAATTGTTTTAGGGTCCTCTATATATATACTGAAATCTTCGGCAGCAATTTGCTTTAATGTTTCTATATGCTCAACGAGTTCTGCATTACTTAGTTCCGCAACCGACTTTATCCGTGTATTGTACTTACCGGTATCTAAGTCTGCATTTTGTTCGTACATGATAGGGGACATTTCACGCAATCTTTTCTCCGTTTGTTCATCGGTTAAACGCTCGCCATTTTCCCAAAACACCGACTTAAAAGAAGGGACTACACAATTAAAATAATACCCCTTTAAGGCGGCGGAGCTCCCTTTTGATGCTATGTGGAAATTTGCAATAACTCTGCACCCCTTATGTAAGGCAAAGAAACTGTTTATTTCATCCATATACATTAAAAGACGGCCTTTATTATTTATTGTCCCCGTCAGACTGAAACTCTTTTTTTTCATTCTCTAAAAGTATTTTCATCGCTTTATTAAATGCCTCTCCGCCTACACTAAGAATAAATGTTCGGACTGTTTTAGGGTAGTTTGAAGTTTTATTCATAGTCTGTTCGTAGACCTCTATAAATTTTGTCTTATTCCAAACGCCATCATTTTTGAGCCTATCAATAGGATGCGAACGTAACCGGCCACCCTTAAACCCTATCGCGTCTTTCCTGATATAGTCCAATTCAGATAATAAACGTCCTAATTCATTCTTAAATACAACGGTTTGGTGTACATCGCTTATCGTCATTTCTTTTACTTTCATCTTATTTTCAATTCATTATTCATTTTCCGTATATTCTTCTATTATTAACTCATCCTGTCCGCGTTTAACCTCTTCGATGAATCCCTGGAACCCGTTCTCCTTTGCGATATTTATAATAGCCTGTAATCTGTTTTGCCCCAAACTTTCACCGCGTGCAATCCGGAATACCTTAACCGTTGGGTTACTTGCTATAATCAATTTGGCCGCTACTTCCATTATTTGACTATCTGACACCTTACCGGCAATAAATGGCACGCCGTTTAACTCTAAACCTTCGTTAGTAAATGATAGGCCGGAAATAGGAAGTTTAGAATCTGATATTAAATTCTCTCGTTCTGAAGCTAATTTCTCTAATCTCTTTTCCATTGCATCAACATCCTTCGCAACGGAATCGCGTAGTCTTACCTTCTCTTTGTATTCGGATACAATACGACACTTTTTATTATATTCTTCTGCCGCCCTTAGACGTTCTGCGGTATCTAATTTTTCGGGATTGTCTTTTTCGTATTCTTCTAACCATTTATCAGCATTCGCCTTACGTCTTTCTAAATCAACCCTTTCTTCCTCTATGCTTTTTAACTGATTCGCTTTGTCGGTTTCTACTTGTTTAGAATCCTCTGTTAACATGTCTTGCGCTTCCTTATACGCTTTCTCTGCTAAAGTCAATTTTTCTTCATACGCTTTACGAGCTTCTATTAAACGAGATTTTATATTTCCTATCTTGTTTAAATAATCCTCATCTACTTGCTTTATCCGTTCGGGGATAGCCGATAATTGTATTATACGCTGTTCACGACTGGCGCGTACTGTCTTAGCCTTTTCTATTAATTGCGCAGCGACTTGTTGCTCCTGCATCAATGTGGTTATATCTTTCGGAACTGTGAATTTTTCCACATCGCCGGACGATAAATTATTTTCGGCCTCTGCACATAACGCGTTATATTGCTTTAATTCACGATTTGAAAACAAACGTTTGTCTTTCAAATCTATTACCTCGGAATCTATTTCGGCTATCCTTTTACGCACTTTTTCCGGTAATAAGGACTTAACAACTTCTATTTGTTTCCGTCTCCCTTCTGCCGTTTCTGACCATCTCGAAAACTCTACTGCATCAAAATCGGTATAACCGAATATTTTCTGTAACATACTTACATTATCAGAACGCATGCCACTACTCTTTTGAGTTATTGAAAGCGTTCCGCGTGGATTAGATTTAGTATAACGTAATTCAACCTTATACTCCTCGCCATCATCTCCGATAACCATTCGCGCAAAACCCTTATTTTCGCCATTCTTTAATACGGCATCTCGCGCTCCAGTAAGCAAAGCTCCAATCGCTTTTAAAACAGTACTTTTGCCTAACTCATTATCTCCGGTAATAAAATAGACATTACCTTCAAAATCGGCGTTAAACTCGCTAATAACTTGAAAATTTACAAGTTCTAATCTTTTAATTATCATACTCTCTTTTTTGTTTTAATACTAAGAATCCGCTTAGACGGTTGTTGAACTTTCAACAATGCAAAGATATAATTTATATTTTAAACGTGAAAACTTTTTTTTAGAAATTAAGATGTAATTAAAATAACTCCTTTTGCACTTTTTCCGGAATATTTTCTAAAACCCAATTTAATTTATTCTGTAACATATACCGGCCAAAGTGCATAATTAAAACTGCATCAGCATTCCACAAAGTAGGCGTTATATTCGGATATAATCTACCGGCTATTTCTTTATATCTCCGTTTCCGGTCTGCTTTTTCTTCATGAAACCCTTTTTTAATGATTCTAATTTTTAATTCACTTTGCCATTTTATCGGATGCACCATAACAAAAGGGATTCCGCACAATTCTATTAATATTTTTAGTTTCTCGTATTGTGCTAACATATTTTGTATCCTATATAGTTTTCCCAAATTCAAACTATCTCCCGTTTGTTGTATAACATCGTCCGGCCTAACGTTTAATTTTTCAAGAAATATAATAGGGCAGCAAAGACTCTTTATATAGCGCAAATAATCCGTCAAATCTGACAACTCTTTAGGCATCTTTAAAACATCAACCTTTTGCCCATAAACACGATACACCGCGATTCCACCATTAGCTCCGGGGTCTATCCCTATAATACAATTCACTTTCATACGTTTATATATTTATCTATCTGTATTTCATTCTTTACCATATAATCGAAAGCCTTCTTTATAGCTTTCAAACGAGCTATATTATGCGCTATCACCGTCAAATCATCAGCCTTTAAGCCTTTCTTCTGTACGTTCAACGCGGTATATTTATTAATCAGACCAATAGAAACACGCCGCATATATTCATGATAGGCAGAAATTTCTTCCTTTTCCGTAACCTTAACGCCATCAGCAAAACCGCAACGATACAACCAATCAAAACAAAGTCTTTCGCCAACTAATGACATTATTAGACGGCCAGTGTATTTATATTCCAAGAAATAAACCCTATTCTTATTTCGTGTAATCTGAATTTCTTTAATTGGGTCTATGATTGGAATTTCTTTTCGTTTTGCAATCTTATAAATCCTCTCAAAAGTTACATTTTGTCTTTTTATAAATGCGTTCAATACTTTGCCGAAATAATTCGCGTTAAATTGTTGATAGTGTCCACTATCCGCATTACCAGAACTGTTTCGCGGCAGATAATCATTCAACTCCCCAACGGCTAAAAGTTCAAACGCAGTCATAACGTCAGATAGTGTAAGATATGAGTAATACTTCACGAGCATGGATAAAATGCGCGACTGTATATATTGCCAATCTGTTTCACTTTTTGGTATTACATACCCTACATCAATAGCAATCAACTTAAATATACGCGAAAAATTAGCGACTAAAACTTCCTGCGGCGTGCCTTTTATCTGTCTTTTGGTTGACGCTTTAAATATCTGATAGTCTATATCCGACAAATCTTCCCTTTTTATTTCTTTGAATAGTTCGCGACGCTTTATAATCGCTAAAGGTTGATGCTCTTTATATAATTCTATCTCTTTCATACTTATTCAAAATCTTCATTTAACACACCTAACAAATCGCCGTAAGATAGTCCGCTATTTCCAAGTATCACGCTTTTTTCCTCGCCTGAATCGGAAGTATATTTTATCTGGCCTCGCCTATAATCAGCCCTGATAATGTTTCGTGTTTGCGCTATCCAGTCTTTTTGCATACGTCCTTTGCTCGCGCTCCAATCTTTTACGACGTTGTAATAATACACTAAATCGACTTTCTCAAATTCCGGCGTATTGAAACACTCGCGGAATAATTCAAAATCAAAGAAACGGCTTTTTTCAAAAAGACATTTATTCTTTTCCGACGTTCCGCGTATTTTTTCTCCTTCCTCTTTTTGTGGTATATCGCCAACGAAAGCAAAAAAGCCATTTTTTGCGTTATTTGATTTATTGTTATTATAGTCATTGTTACTAATAGTATTCATATATAAGGCGCGGACCGTTTTCGGTCCACTTTCAGACCGTTTTCGGTCCACTTTCAGACCGTTTTCGGGTTCTTCGGACCGTTTTCGGTCTAAATCCTGACCGTTTTCGGGTTCTTCGGACCGTTTTCGGTCCACTTTCAGACCGTTTTCGGGTTCT